TCATATATCCGCACCCCCTGTGATGATATCCAGCGCCTCGTCCGCCGATATGTCCTCGGGCGGCTCGGCGGCTGTCCAAATCTGCTTTATCTCGGATTCCGTCTCTGTCCACGACTCGGTGTAATACCCGCCGTCGGACGGATAATCAGCCGTGATTATCGGCTTATAGCCGTAGTGCAAAAGCAATGCGGGGTCGTTTGTGAAAACATCGCCATTTTCTGTTCTTATCGGTCTCGGCGCACCGTGCAGAGCACCGCCGACCAGTTTTCCGTATATCATATTTTCACCCCCATATGAAGCTGCCCGCGCCCTGATTATAGAGCGCCGTTTTGCCTATAAGATCATAAAGGCACGGCACACCGTTTGCATCGAGACACGGGACAAGCTGCTGTGCATCGCCGTCGGTGTAGCCATATAACCGCATAACAGCCTTATTGCCCGACCAGTTGTTGTTGCCGACGTCAAATATCAATCCGTTTGTCGGCGTCTCGAAGTCGGCGACATCGCTCCAAGATTTTTTTAAAATATCATTGACCCACACGCCGGCTTTGTTCATTCGGATTTTTGTTCGTTCCAATGATGAAGCCGCCGTAAAACGGTGCTTTTGATACTCGGAAAAGTCGCCGGAGAAAACAATCGGATTTTTGTTTTGAAACAGCGTAAGATTATTTTTCAACGCACTTTCGCGCGAACCGAATATGCCCGCGTCCCTGTTTATTTCACCGACTATCCTGAAATCTATGGTGATATCAGAATCCTGCGTCAGCTTGCGCCCGGTGTCGATGTACTGAGTGCCCGACGACTGGATATATTTCAATGCCGTATAGCCCTCCGGCAGACCTTCGATATGCCGCGCGGCACGCGAAAAGAATTTTCTTCGTCCTATCAAGTGCCCTCACCGACCTTCTGCGCCGCAAGAACCCTATCCTTGAAACTGAGTTCCCATGTTTCGCCGTTTTTAAAATCCGGCGCAGTGCCGATATATCCGGTGCCCGCAGGCAGAGTAACCGTGATATCGCCGCTTGCCGCGAAGCTCAGGCGTATCCAGCACTCGAAGTTGCCCGTTGGGTAGGTTAAGGTCAATGTCGTGACATCGGCAAGCCGGTACTCGGTGTTGTCGGCAAGGGCTATATTTGAGCCTGTGGAGACTTTTGTCGAGACTGCCTGCGGGGTATAACCGAGCGCGGAGATAACGCCGTTTTTTGTGACGGATATATCGGAACCATTATATTGCAGTTTTCCGTTTGAATCGGAGAGCTTGTCAAGAACGTCTTTATTAGTGTGAGTATGCCCAGACTTTTTTACAAGCTCGTCGAGTGCCTCTCCGACTGTCGACATGTTCGGTAATGCGTCATTTGAATAACTAATAAAATCCGCACCGATTTGACCAACTATGAATTGCCATCTAGCTTGGTTTTCTCCGACCTTCTGTACAAATGAAAGTATAGCTTGACCAAGCAGAAATGTGCCAAAATAATAGTTGCTACCGTTAAAGCCTTGAACAATAGGTATATCCCAAGATAGATTGTTGTCTGTATCAGTGGCTATCACAACAACTCTTTTTTCGTCGGCAACTGCTGCGTCAATTTGCTCAACTGTTGTGCTGCAAGACGTGACCGTATACTTACCATTGTCGTCGCTTGTGACCGTCATTTTGATTATGAAGTCGGATGCGCCGCCACCTATAACCTTGCCATCGTACAGCAGCGTGCCGGTATCATCGGCGGTCAACAGGTCAATGACCGACTTGTTATCATGGCCGTGCCGTGCGGCGGTGTTAAGAGCTATCTCGGCGGCGAGGCTGTGCGAGAGCCGCTCTGTGCCGTCCGGGATTGACACCTTTGCAGAGCCTGTTATCATAGGCGCATAGCCGACTATCTCGCCGTCCGCAAAGGCGACAAGCTGCGCTGCCATGTTGCCCGGTTCGGGCACAACATCGCTTGTAATTTTAACCGCCACATAGCCGTCCACAGGAGTCAACAGCCCGGTTTGCAGATACTCGCCGACCGTCGACTCAAAGTAGACTCTGTAGCTGTCCGCGCCCTCGAGCTCGGCGGGAACGGGTAGCGACAACTCCGTGAAGTTGTTCTCCGCTCGATATCCAACGTCATAACCGCGCGGGTGAGCATAATCAATCGTTATCGTGGTTGTCCGCATCGTCTACCGCCTCCTCTTCCTGCAACATTTCATTGAGCATCTCTATTTTACCGAGCTGTTTGATAAGCTCGGTACGGACATATTCCAGTCGACTCGTCAGCTGTTTTGTCTCCTGTTCAAGCTGCCTTGCCGTTTCTCTGGCTGTACCGAGTTTTTTTCCGAGTTCAGTTTTTATCATATTAGACTTACCTCCTTACGCAAGTTTTTTGTAAATACCGTTGCCGTTAAACTCCGCATACAAACCGGTGTTGTCAACAAACAGTCGTCCAGTGTACCCGCCACCGGATTTAAGTTCAAGGCTCATGCCCGCTCCACCGCTACCGCTTGAGTAGATGTTGATTCGCGCCGGGATTGTGCCTTTTGAGTTATTAGCAAGCTGCATAAACGCTTTTGCTTCGTTTGTCGCACCTATTTCCACACTTATATCCGTTGACCTGAATGGGGCGTGAGATATAAAACCTATACTTTCGCCGTTACTGTCAACAGTCATTATCTCGTTGACCTCGACACACTGTCTAAACCGCGCTCTTGCCTTTTCGATAAGCGCATAATCGGTCTGCCAATGTATTATTCCGGTTTTGTTCTCGTCGCTTTCGCCGAATCTAAAGCCTTTTGTGTTTATCCCATCAATGCTTGGCAACGGCGACGCAAATGTCGCGTAATAGTAGTTGTCCACCATTGCGTCAGTAACAGTCAAATAATTGTAATTTGTACCCGTCGCCATATTTGTGGCGTAGTACATTTGCAGATATCCGCCCGACAAGTCGGTTTTAAATGCATCGCTCTCTATCGACAGGCTACCGCCGTCAAGGTTTATATCGCCGCCCGTAATGTCAACATCAGACGCGATAATCTTGCCGGTGTCTAAGTTAAAGGAAAACTTTCCCGTAGGCGACGAAAGAATATCAGTCGTGATATAGCTTGCGGATATCTTGTTCGCAGCGATGCTGCGTATGACCGCGTCACCGTCTTTTGATACACCGTACTCCCAGTTCGGGGATCCGTTGTTCCAACCGTTATTAGTCCAGGCATAACCACCGGCGTTGCGGCAGTAGATGGTGTTGCTCCCCTCAAGCGTAGGCTTGTCGTGGTAATAAGTAATTACCGCGCCGCTGCTGTCCGCTTTACGCGTGACATATAGGCCCATGCTGTTCGCGATGGTCTCGTTCAGCGCGAGTGTCGCCTGTTCGTAGTCGTTGATTTGCGCCGCCTGCTGTGCGCGGGTCTGCTCGAGTACCGCCTGCTGCTTCGGTGTAAACGCGCCCATTGTGGCATATCCCGACTGCGTTGCCGTTTCGCCCTTGCCCTCGAGCTTAGTGCAGCGGTTCTGTGACTGCCACTTGACATTTGTCAACACGACTTTCTTCGTCCCCTGAGCCGTCTCAAAGTTCATCACATCGAGCGGTCTGAGGTGCGGGAAAGAGTGTGTAGTGCAGGACATCGGAGTGTATGTAAGACTGCACCGTGCGGTTTTAAGCTCCGTTGCCAGTGTGCTGAGATTCATATCACTCTGCGCAAGAAGATTGCCCTCGATATTAAAGGCATAGTCCTTTGTGCCCGCGAGGTATTCGGTCTTGTTCTCGTCGTTTCCGACGATGCGCACACCGGAAAACACGATGTTATTTTCGGCAAAATTGGTATTGCCGGAAGTAAAACGATCTGAAGCTTTTATAACCGTGTGCTTGGCGTTTGTCGCATACCACCCGCCTGTCAGCTTGCCGTCATAGTCGATATACAAGCTCACGCCCATAAGCTCCGCAGCCCAGACAAGCACCTGACGATAGGTCAGGTTGTCCGCCTCCGGGCGTTTTGGTATCGATACACCCCGATGCAAAGTGTTCGTCGGAAGCTTCTGCGACACCCCGCACTTTGTGCAGGCATCGGCGACTATCTGATACAGCGTTGCAGGATAGACAAGCTCAGTATCATAGGCTCGGTTAAACTTCGCCATGCGGTCATAAGCCGTTATTTTGATGCTTCTGAGCTTGCGCGGAGGGCTGTCCACCGTGTAATAGCCGATAGGTACTGTCTCCTTTGTCGAGCCTGCGGGAAAGCTCGTAGTGACATACAGCTGTGCGCCCTCGAACACCTTGTCGTCAAACGCGCCGTCGGTATTCTCAAGAGTAAAACTCAGCTCTGACATACACGCCGAGCCCAAATCAAGCTTGCCGCCCGTGACACTTGACCAGTCCACCGTTACCGCGCCGATGATGTCTTTGTCGGTGATATTAAATGCCGTGCCCTTGGTAGGCGTACAGAGGATATTGACGGACTGCACCACATCCTCTCGCAGAGCAGCAAGCCCGGCAGAAGTTATTGGATACATAACATCACCCCTTTCGCGCCACGATTTTAAAGGTCACATTGTCAACAACATTCAGACTGCTGTTGTACAGCGGCGCACTTCTGTTGCCGACATAAAACTCTTTTGTTACATATCCGCCCTCGAGCATATTTAAGTATTTGACCGTTATATACTCCGGATTGAACATTTTCAGAATCTTGCTCGCGTTCGCTATGGACAGCCCGGAAAATTTAAGCGTTACCGCATCGGTCTGCCCTATACGTTTTTTATGCATGACGACATCTTCGGTACGCCCTGCGTCGCTAGCCGAAGCGTCCTCAAGCTCCCATTTATATCCGTCCTCCGAGTCCGGATATACCGGCATAGTTACGCCGTCCACGGTAGCTATCGGATTGTCGCCGGGATTAAAAGCGGTTGCCACTGCTGTTCACCTTCTTTCTTGACATAAAAAATGAAATATGATAGATTAAAAAGAAAAGGGAGAAATTCTGATGAAAAAATTTATTGCTTTACTTATCGCAGGTATTATGCTGATTGGGCTCTGTGGATGCGGCAATTCTACAACCACCAACTCCCCCACTACTCCAGATAATATCAGCAAAGTAGATTTGCCGAATGACCATTACGGCGAGGGAATGTACAAGGTTGGAAAAGACATTCCCGCCGGAGAATACTGGATAATCGCCACAGAAAAAGATTATTCAGGATATTTCTGTGTGTCGTCCGACAGTTCCGGAGATTCGATTATTTTTAACGAAAACTTTGACACTTGGGTTTATGCCACTGTCAAGGACGGCGAATACATAGAAATTACACGGGCAGAAATGTGTCCCTCGGAAAAAGCTCCGGACATGCACTTCAACAGTTCCGCCGTGCTCGAAGGGGTTTATAAGATTGGAAAGGATATTCCCGCCGGAGAGTACAAGCTCGTTGCCACTGAGGCGGGAAACGACGGTTATTACGCCGTGCTGTCGAGTTCGTACAATTACGGCGATAATATCGTTGCTAACGATAACTTCAGCAACAATGCATATATCACTGTCCAAGACGGACAATATTTGCAGATTTCCAGAGCACTTGGTGAAAAAGTGGACTGACGCAATATTACAAAGGAAAAGCCCTCTCGATTGAGAGGGCTTTTATTCGTTTATCGGAATGATTACTTTACCGGCACGCATGTTGACATTTCTAAGCTCGTTTACAATATCACCGCGCTCGTTCATAACGACAATCGTTACGGTTCCGCCATTGCTTCGTTCCATAGCTCTTTCAACACCGCGCTCAACACCCGAAGAAACACCGTCCACAATTTGGCTGTTGTTGGCAACTGCCGTCCTGCCTCCGATTTGTCCAACCATCTCGGGGCCGCTCTCTCGAGCAATAAAGAGTTGTCCGGTATCAGGATATCCGCCGGATGCATACTGCTGTGCCCCGGTAGATCGGGTTTTTACTGTCACATCGCAGCTTACACCGTTTATATTGTTGATGTTATTTTTAAGCTTGACGAGCTGATCCGAATAATACTTCGTCTTTTTGCTTGCGTCATCCATTGCAGCAGACGTGTTCTTAATAGCCTTGCGTGACTGTTCCAAAGCGTCTTCGGCATGTTCGACTTCTTTTTTAAGAGTTCGATATTCCGGACTAAGCTTTTGCGATATCCAGTTCGCGACATCACGAAAGCCACCTGATACGCCCTGATTTTTCTTGTCAAGTTCTGCCGCCTTTTCGTTTAGCTTATTTTGTGCCTCGGCAAGCCTATCTGACGCAACCTTGTAATTGTCAGTCGCCGTCTTGTTGTCAATTGTTGCTTGATAAAAGGCTTTGTATGACTCAGTCAGAATGTCTTGTATTGCAGCCATTTCGGCCTGTTTCTTCAAAGCCTCTATGACCCCGTAAATTGAGTCCTTAGTCTCCACAACTACGCCTTTGGTCTCGTCGATACTCAAATGCAATCCGTCGATATTCATAGCATTCAGAGTGTCGACCTTGACGCGCATCAAGTCCATTTCATAGGCGGACTTATTTGACTTTTCGCTCAGCTGATATATCTCGTCGGTGAGCATTTTAACTGCACCGTACTCCGCACTGACGGTGTTCAATCCCTCTATCTTCTGATTAAGACCATCCATATTTTCCTTTGTTCTTTGGATGATTGCCTCAGAGGATGCGATGTTTTCTGACAACACCTTATAGGCGTCGGAGGATTGGTAGGTCTTTTCTGCAAGCTCATCTGCGCCCTGTTCAAAACCTATGATAGCTCCCGTGATTGCACCAATTGCCGCGACGACCAGTCCGGCCGGACCCAACGCCGCATACATAGCCACTGCAACGGCAGTAAGTCCTACTGCCATAACCGCCAGTTTGGCTTTGGCGTCTTCTGCGCCCGCGCCGAATGCCTTAAAAGCAGATTTTGCCATCGCCAGCGATGCCGCGAATCCTGCCGCGCCTATCATGGCTTTTTGAGTTGCCGACAAACCCGCTCGGAACTGCTTCAAACTGTCTTTGGCAGCACCCGCAGCTTTCTTCCATCCATAACCTAACGCCTGCGCTGTGCTTCCTCCGGTCTCCTTTATCCAAGAAAAACTCTCGGTAAAAGTAGAGACAACTCTCAGCCCCTTAAAGCTATTCCACACGCCTTTTGCGCCGGAGTACCACTTACTCAGAACCTTTACGCCGAAAGCGGCGGTCGCGCCGGCTGCAACTCCCTTTATCACCGGCTCAAGTGCAGAGACTGTGGATTTCACTTTTTCAAGCTTCTGCTTCAGCTCCTCCGCGCGCTCTGCAAGCTTCGGGTCAATAACGCTGTCAGCGTTGGAAAATGGGCTCTTAAAATTGTTTCCTCCGCTCGATACCGTTGTGCTGCTTCCGCCGCCGCTGCCGCTATCAGATCCGGTGTCCGGCGTTCCGAGACGATTGATTTCATCGATGCCGAGCAAAGCGTTCTTATAATCCTTTGCCTTTTTCGCCGCGCTGCCGAGGTTTGTGGACACTTGCTGTGTGCTGTTGGCAAGTTTAGATGTGTTTGATGATGTCTGACTCGTTGCACTCGACGTGCCGAACAATATAGCCATAACTTGCCCGGCTTTTTCGGCGAGGGCAGTCAATCTTTCAAGCAACGCCGTGACCTGCGGAATACACTGCTGCAAAGCCGGCGCAAACATTGACCCGAGCGCGCTCGACAACATTTTTGTCTGAGCTTTCAAAGCGGCCTGCGCTCCTGCGAGGGTGTTCGAATATTTCGCAGCATCCCCAGTCTGGAATGCCGTCTCCCGCATGATGCCCTGTGTCGTGGCTATGCGCTTTTCTGCGTCGGTCAGCGTTGCTGCAGTCTTGCCTATCGATGCCGCATATTCATCCCATATAACGGACAGGTTTTTTGTAACGCCGGCGTTGTCGACAAGAATGCTGTTTTCGTTTTTGATACCTTCGGCCGCGCTCTTGATGGCTTCGCCCATCGTCATACTGCCCTGACGGTTAAACGCTGCCGAGTCTTTCAGGTTAGTCAGTATGGACTGTGTCTGCTCGTCGGAATACCCTGCCGCCGCGAGGCTCTTATACGCGGTGTAAGCGTCCATCATCGGGATAAGGCCGTCTTTGGTATACGATTTAAGCCACGCTTTCGCGGCGTTCAGGTCTTTTCCCTGCGCGGTCAATATGCTCGACAAGCCCATCTGCGCGACTTCGTTTTCCGCGTATGCGTCCGTCAACTTCTTGACCTCGCTTACTACTTCCCGTATGACCGCAACGGCAGCGGTAGTTTTTATGCCTGTAAAAAGCTTTCCGACACCCGCTCCCGTGCGTGTTGCCTGCTGTTCAAGCGACCCCAGCCTCTTATTCGCCTTATCAATCTTGGCGTTAAAGTCCTTGGTGTTTGCTGTAATCAGCACTTGCAGTTCTTCAACTGTCATTTTTTTCACCTGCCCTGTGCCTTGCGGCGTTTTTTGATTTGGCATAAGCGGACATCCGAGCTTTGATTACCATCCACCCGGTTTGCTGCATGCCGAAAGCTGACGGGAACGCCTTTTCAAGCGTAGGATATTTTTTCGGGTCGTTAAACGCGAAAGAATCAAGCTGCCCGAGATTCCATATCAGCTGTAACTGCCATTTACGCCGCTCATTTTCCGCCTTTTGCCTTGCGGATATAAGGTCCTCAACCTCTCCGGCCGACATGCTCCAGAATTCGTCCGGGGTTATCCCGACCGCAAAAGCGCGAGGTTTGAGATCCGCGACCCACTCGGTCGCTGAGGAGAAGATTACTCTATCTCCTGCTCCTCGTCCTCCCGCTCCATGTCCGCTATCTGTTCCGGTGTAAAAAAACCGGACACCTTCATAATGCCGAGGAATGTGTCCGCTCTGTCCTCGAGGGTAAAGCCCTCGGCTTCAAGCGCATCGATGAGCTCATATGTCTTGGGGAGCGTCATATTCGCCTGGTATTTCTGCAGCGCGCCCCAGAGGGTCACTGCAAAGACCTTGGTGTATGCCAGCTTGTCAAGAGCTTCAAGCAGGCTGCAGCCTATACGGTCTTCCACTTCGATTTTTGTCGCCGTCGTAAGCTTGAGCTTGTACTCCTTCTCGCCGGCGGTCAATCTATAAAAAGGTGCATTACACGCAGTAAGCATAGTTGTTGTCTCCTTATTTTAAATTTTCGGCGGAGTTTCCCCCGCCGATGTGTTCTTTAGCCGCCGGACGAGGTATATTCCTCTATATCCGACGATGGAGTGATTTTTGCAGTAAAGGTCAGCGCCTCTGCGATGCCCTTTCCGGGCATCGAAAGTGACACTCTGCCTGTCCATGTGAAACCGGAACCGTCCGGGAACAGCAGAATAAAGGTCTTGTCTGCATCCTTAGCTCCCTTGAGGGTCGCCCAGTTCGTGCCGGTCTTCATCCCCTCATAGCCGAAAGTAAACGCCATATCCCCGGGGTCGGAAAGCCCGGGCTTATACATTCTCTGCGTATTCTTCATCGTGGTCACGTCGATTTTGTCCGATTCGCCGAGCATATCGGGAAAATCAAGCAGGCCGGGAACTTCAGCTGCCGCTTCTGCGCTCGCGCCCATTTTCAGAATCACGCCTATAGAAGTCTGATAATCTTCCATTTGTACTTACCTCCTTATTAACTGCGGTAAAACCGCTTCGTGTTGTTGTCGTAGACTCCGTTATAAAGCAGGACGGTGCGGTATAACACCGTACCGTCCTGCTGTTCGTCCTCAAGGTGGTTAGGACTGCCGCGAAGCAGACCGAGGCGGAGCATTGCATCGTCAACCTGTCTCTCGACCTCGTTTCTGCCCTCCGGCGTAGCCATCCACACCTGAATCTGCACGGCGATCCGGGAAAAGTGGTCCGGACGCGAAGAGGATGGCATTTTAACGGAGTTATCCATCTGCTTTATCAAACCGTGCCGTTCAAAACTCTGCGGATATTCCGCAGACCATTTCACGCCCGGTACAGCGAGTGAAAGCACATCATAAGTCACCTGTTCGATATCAACCATTTTTCTGACCGCCTTTACGATTTATTTCCTGCTGTATCGCGCGCTTATAGCACTCGAGTATTGCCTCGCGATTGTTTATAAGCGCAGGATAAAGATACGGCTGCGCCTTTTGTCCGCTTATCATTCGCCAGCCGACATCAGGAATTTTGCCGCGCCACTTGTCCGCCTTGTAATGGATCCCGCCCGGGAGCTCATAAGGATATGTGCCGTTACCTTTAGGACCCGTGCCGAATTCCACATAGGCGGCGTATTCAACATTGGTCAATACGCTGCCGATATGCTTGCTACCCTCGCGCTTGTAGTCGGTATGCAGCGACGCGCGCAAATTGCCGTTATCTACTGGACACAACTCTTTTGCGCTGTTGTTGACTATTCGCGCCGCCTCGCGCGTGCCGTTTGAAATGGCGGTATCGGCGCCGCCGAGCTTCGCGAGCTTTTTCGCCAGCTCGCCGAGACCCTTAACCTCAATGCTCATCGGCTCACCGCCTTGCAAAGATACAGCGTGTGGCTGTCGTGCGGCTGGATCTCGGTGATTCGGTAATAAGCACCACCGTATTTCACATAGTCGCCCTTCTCGACAGCGAGCGTATCGGATGTTGAAAAGGTGGCGTCTTTGTTGCACTGCAGCCCCCATTCCTGCGCCTGCATAGCGTCGGTAACGAGTCGGAAGTTGACAGTAAAAGAGCCCGCAAGTGTTTCTGCGGGCTTCACTGTTTCGCTGCCGAGCGTTCCCGTCTGTTTGACGGCTTTATAGTGCTCGACTGCTTTGTCTTGAAATACGGCGCGCTGTGCGCGTTTGAAGGCGTCAGGGATCTTCACCAGAAAAGCCTCCTCCACTCGTTGAGCATCACCTTTTCGCTGTCGCTCAGTTCCGCCGTTGTGGCGAGGTCTGAGTCGCTGTGCTTAAAGCTCACGCTCTGGTCGCCGTCCGTTATGCTCGCAACAGTCTGAGCCGCATCGGTAGAGCCCGGCTGCTGCGTGCGGTAACGCTGCGCGGCTATCTCTGCCACAAGCAGATCAAGACCGGGGACAAGCTCACGCCGCTTGGTATATCGCAATACCTTGGACTCGACGCTATCCAGCAGATACCGGGCAGCCGGCAGCGACATTTCCTTACCCAACATCACGCGCATCCGGGCTATGAGGTCGGCCTTGTTCTGCTCCGTCATATCAGCCCACCAGCCTTGCGGTCATGTCGCTGTCAAGGGTCTTGACGCCGTACAGGATATCAAAGCTGACGCGGTCGGTCTTGTGCTTGATGTCGTAATCATATACGACTCTGATAGCAAGACCGTTCCTGCTCGATGCAATAGCCGCATTATTCGCGCCCATAGGCAGCTCAAGCTGACGGGTGACGAGTGCAAGGCCGTTGCGGTGGAACGCGAGGGAGTGGGTCGTTTTGACGAGATACACCTTGACTGCCGCGTCCGAGGCAATAGTGCGGTGGATAGGCTGATCTATCGCGACCTCGGCGACCGCGCCGCTTGCGGCAGTTGCATCGGCGGCAAATCTGTAAAGATAGCCGTCGAGGATAAAGCCGTCGCCCTTTTTAAAGGTGCCGGTCGTCGCAGTGACATCCGAGAGTGCGACCTTAGTCTCGCCGGCGGTGCAGGAGACCTTTGCAGCGGTCGCAGTACCCGCAGTTGCCGCGAGGGTATCGGGGGCATTCTGCGACATATAGGTGTCAAGACCATAAATAGAGCCGAGCTCCGCCGAACGCAGGGCGTCGGAGTTGCCCGCGTATGCGACCTTTGAGAGGTTCTCCGTGGTCAGATAGCGATACTTGTGCGTCGGGTTGACGAGCAGTCTGCGCTGCTGTATCGGCACGCCCTTGAGGTCAAACGCCTTGGCAATGTTGGCAATGTCCTTGAGGTCGGTCGCGTTCGCGGTGCCGCTCACGGTGTTGCCGGCATTCGCGATGCCCTCAGCAATAATATCGCTGTCTATAGCCTGGGATATGGCCTGCACCGCGGGAGAGATGATCTGCTCAGAAAATGACTTGATGTCGAGGGTCATTTCCTTGGAAGTGACCGGAACGGTGACATCGCGGAAATGGTCAAGGGTCACCTTGACACTGCCCTCGTTCACGTTCTGATCTACGGTCTCGCCGACGAAGTTCTTCGCGGAAAACTTCGCGGGCTTGCGGATGGTGATGGTATCACCGACGTGCGCGAACTCCTTGGAATAGTCCTTATGGACAAGGTCGGCAGCAACGAGATTGTTCTCGAGCACCATAAGAGCCTCGTTCGCGACTATCTGAGGAGTCAGAAATTTGTTTGACATTTGTTAAATCCTCCGTTTTTACTGATTTTTGCGCCAATTTACATAATCGGCATAGTTTTCGGGGGCTTCGCCCGGTTCGGGGTCTCCGCCTCCGTGGTCGGGGTCTCCGCCCCTCTGTCTGGTTTCGACTTTGTCAAAGAGATAGGCGTCGCTTTCTCTGATTGCTTTAAGCTGATCGTCAAAGCCCTCGAGCTTGCCGTCTTTGTCGAGCTTCACGCTGCCGGGCGTTATCAAAGCTTTTATCGCTCTTGCGTTCTTGCCCTTGGCGGCTGTAATAGCGGCATCGATAGCGGAGTCAAGCTTCATGGCGGCGATATCGCTGTCATACTTAGCCTTAGCCTGCTTGTTCTCGTTCTGCAGCTGTGTAATCGTTGCCTGCAGCCCGGCGGTATCAACCTTTTTGAGCTCTTCAAGCTGACCGTCCCGCTCTGCTATCTGACCCTCAAGGTTCTTGACCTTGTCGGACTCGGCGCGAAAATCTGCTTTTGAAACAAAGTTCTTGCCGATATAGCTTGCTATCTTCATGTCGATGTCCTCGGTGTGTGCGTCGCCTAAAATGTCTTTAAGCCAGTCCATGTCTGTCCTTTCCCGCGCTCCCTTTTTACTTGGCCAGTCCCAATATTGCGCGACACCATTTTGCTCCGGGTGGCGGATAAATTTGGATATAAAAACAGCGCTTTGCATTTGACTGCAAAACGCTGTAATTATTATGTTGTGATATGACAAAACCGCCTCGCTTTCGCTTGGCGGCTTGTTATTTATTATTGATCCTCTTCGTCAAGAGTATCTTTTCCGAAAGCTTTTATATAGCTCTCGGTGAGGTCTTTTATGATAATCGGGGCTTCTTCCTCGTCCAGTATTCCGTCGAGGCGACCTTTGAGCAAATCCTCATAGTAGAGATAGAGCTCATCACTCATAGCTTCTGTGAGGTCGTCGTTGTCCACTTCCCATTTTATCAGTGGGAGCACAACATTAAGCCGTTCGGCCTCAGTAAGAATAGATTCGTCAAATTGAAACAAATATGAATGTTCCAACACTTCCCCGGTGTCATCTTCCGAATCATTATAGGTTTGTAACATTTCGCGCGCATCCGAATAACTGATATCACAAGTCATTTTTTCGTTTTCATCCTCCTTTTCCAGACATCACCTTCAACCCTTTTATTAGAAACAACATTTATTTCAACATCAGGATGAAGATCTTTAAACTGCTGCATTACGCCCTTACAACTGTCACACATTCCCCGTTCAGAAAGCATACAGATTTTTTTGAAAGGCTTTTCTTCATATAAATCTGCAAAATGTTCAAAAAGCTTTGCTTCTGTATCATGATAAGTTTTATTACGAATTTCCCCATTTTCTTTTAGAACATTTATATATGTAAACCGTCTATTCTCTTTTAATAAGACAACTTCGTTGGTTCCCTTATATCCTTTTGCCTCTGATATTTCGGAAATCATGCTGTGAGCGTAATACATATTATCGACATCATCATCGATATATGCTCCGGCAATATTTCCGCTTTTTTTGTATTTGCTCGTGAATTGGAGTCTTTTTTCATAAATAACCTTTTTATCAAACCGCAAGATTTCATCAGTAGAGAAATTGCCTGAATCTATCTTGTATTGATTCACAAAGCGGTATTGCCTTTTAAGCGTCTTCCACTTTTCAGAATCATTATACTTTATTTTTAAGAATTCATCAAGAGAATCCGGCACATTTTCTTTCAAGACTGCCGAATATCGCTCGAACTGGTCTCTGTTGTAGGAGGACACCTGCGTCAAAGTCTTGGGCGGGTAATATTTAAGCTTCCCGGTAAGAGGATTTATATTATCCGCAAGCCACTCTTCATATGTCGTTTCCGCCGGAATAAGCACGGTTTTCCCGGTCTCGGGATCCAATGCCCGGCGTTTGAGTTCGGCTCGGTTTTGTCCCTCTATGACTGCCGTCGTAGTACAACGGTCATTCGGATGGAGCGGCGGATAGTTTATGCCCTCTTTCGCTTCGGAGACCGGAAAAGTCTTACCGTCCAAAGCTCCACACACTTCACATGTGCGCCCGTCAAGGGTGGCGAGGAATCTGTATTCCGTTATGCCTTCCTCTTCGTATGCCGCTTTTTCAGCGGCGTTGTGCACACGGTTCGTCTCGGTGCGTATCAGCCGCATCGAGCTGTACATTCCGGACTGCATAGCGTCGGCGAGCTGGCGCGCCATTACCTGCGGACCCGCTCCCGTCATAATTCCACGCGCCACAATACCGTATGCGCTGTTGGCAAGCGCGGATGTGTTCTGCCAGATACGGTCGGAAAAATTCGCGCCTTTCCATCGGTCATTTACTATGGTGTTTACGGCGCCCTTCGGCAGAGCTGAGAACTCAAAGCCTAATCCCGTGCCGATCTGCGTGTCATATATGCTGCGATAGTATGTATCCCCGCTCACGTCTTCAAGCAGCCGCTTGAGTTCCCGCTTCTCCCGGTCAGCAAGCAATGCCGTTTCCGTCTCGATATTGGCTTTCAAAGCCTCAAGGCGGTTTATCCTCGCGGCGTATGCCGGCGCATTGAGACGAGCAAGTGCTTTTCTCTTTATGACCGGGTCTTTTATGTTATTGAGCTCTTTGCGCAGTGCTTCCAATTCCGCTTCCGCTTCTTTGGTGTTCAACATCCGACGAGCTTCTTCCGGCGTCAATTCACTGTTTACCGCATAACGCGAAAATATCCGGTTTATGCGGGCGTCGAGGTCTTTCTGCGCCTTGGCGTATAACTTGACGGTTTTTGTCTTTATAACCCGTGTCGAGGCACGTCGGGCATATTCCTCGCGCTGCAGTGCCCGCTCCTCCCAATAGAGATCAGAGCGCATTATTCATCATCCTTTTCGGAATCGTCCTTGTCGTCATCGTCGCCGATAAACATCTTTGCGTTTTCCTCGCGCTGCTTCTGCAGCTCTTCATACGCCTGCGCGACATCATCAACAAACGGGTGCTTTGCTAAAAGCATCTTATCGGGCACAAGCCCCTGCGACTTCTGGATTATATCCACCGTCTCCGCGTCATTGACTATCATCGACTTGTGGACATCGTATTTGATAAGCGTATAGTCATAGTCGGTACCGTTCTTCAGGTTGATATCCTGCGTAATAAACCATGACAGCTCTTTCAGCATGACCTTTAACTTCGAGACAAGCGGGTCAGCCTTGAGGTCAAGCAGGGTGTAGCGGAATTTCAGACTGACGCCTGACGGCGCGCTGCCGAGCTTTTCATCGTTCATATCAATGCCGCGTCCGATATGATATATGTCCCGGCGCAGCATATCGAGCCAGGCGAGGCGCTCGGTGACATTAAGTGTGACCTGCTCGGCACTTATCTTGCCGGATGGATCGCTTATTGACACCGCCTTATTTATCTGCAGCTTCTGCTGTATCGCTTTTGCGGTCTCGCCGCCGTATCCTTGTATCATCCAATAGAGCTCGACGAGATCTATCTGATTATTCGTCGACGCAGAAGATATCAGGTTATATGCGTCAAGCAGACCTTTGATTCGCGAAAGGTCGGTCTGATGCGCAGAGTTGTTATAAAGCGGAACAAACGGGATTCTCCCCCAAGACCGCGCTTCAACCGAAACGCGCTCGTCGTTGATTATCTGCTCGTTGTACCAGTGTGGGCTGTTGCTTTCGAGCACGAACTCTCCGGCATCGTTTTCGACATAGCGTTTTACCCCTGTCGCAGTCCACCACTCTACCCGCTCCCGCTCCGTCTCTGTACCGTTTTGCACGACGGTTATTTTATAATGGCGGAAAAAGTCGGTAATCACCTGCTGATAGCTCATATCGCGGCAGGCAATACATTCCGTCGTCGGGATAACAACAAAACAAAGCTTGCCGGCTGCCGAGTAATAGACATGCAGCCATCCGACGATACAATTTGACGCATTTGTCGCGAGGTCAGGGAGCATGTCCACAAAAGCCTCGTCGGAGGTCACTGCGGTGACAGCGTCCTCAAAAGCTTTCAGACTTTCATCTGCACCGCCCGCTCCGTCATTTGCGCCCTCGACAGAGACGGAAAGCGGCTTGCCGAGGATGTACGCGACCTTCTGGTCGACCATCAGCGCATGGAAATTATGCACATTGTGGTGATTCGAATTGTTTTCGTTGATTATCTTAACGCCGCCGCGCTTTATGCCCGCCGGGCTGTTTTCGTCTTCTTCGTAGACGACCGTCTCGCGGAAATCTTTCTGCAGAATGTCCTGCATACCGCGATAATACCGGAGTCCCTCGCATGCCGCCAGATAATCCGGGTCTTCCCGCGCATTTTTAAGCACGGTTTTGATAATCTCATCGTCCGTAGCCGTATGGTGATACGCGAGCTTTTCTCTTATCAAGTCCATATTGTTAATCATTAAGTTACCCTCACATTCTGCTGGTCGTTCTCTGTGGCGTAGCGCGTGGCGTCAATCGTGTGGTTGTCTCTATCGGGATAGTTCGCCTTATAATTGCCGTCCTTATCCCGTTCGAGCTCATACGATGAAAATTCCCGCGCCGCGTTTGGACAGCGGGCGGGATCTATTATTATTTCGTCGAGGTCGCGCAGCCATTCTATGCCGTGCTTCACGCTGTCCGGACCCTTGCGTGCGCCTCTGACTCTCAGGCCGTATTCATACATATCCGCTATAGACTTCGGTTCAGCGGAGTCTGCGATAATTTCGCCGGCAACTCCACGAGATTTTATACGGTCGGCGGCAAGTCTGTTGCTCATGCCCGCCGCGTATATCTCGTCGTATATGTACAGCCGCCTGCGCGGCTTGTCATAGTTGCACGATATAAAAACAAACGGGTCAACCGCATAGCCCCAGTCTATGCCGCGCCTGATACGGTCAAACCGCGCAATCTCTTCATTGCTGATGGGTCGGATACTGATGTTCCGGAATACCTCGCCGCCCGTGCCGATGACTTCCCCGAGGAACTCGTGCCTATATCGTTCCGGCGAGTGCTGTTTTAGGTGCTCCGCCTCCAACAGCAGCGGCGCGCCTATCCAGTCCTGCGGCACAGTCAAATATGTGCTGTGATGTACCAGGCGGTCGGCGCGCTCTACGCGCACCTCATCATTCACCCACGCCCGCAGCGACTCAGGGGGATTGTACGAATAAAAAACATCGAATTTACTGCCGCCGCGCATGACCGACTGCAGCACATTATCGGTTTCCCGCATCCCGGAAAACTGATTCCATTCCTCGAACCAGATATAACGAAAATAGCCGAACGGGATTTTTATGGACTTGACTTTCATCGGATCGTCAAGACCTCGAAACATAATCGTTTGCCCGCTCGGCAGATATGTGATTTTCATCGGACTAACCGTCGCTTTAAAATACTGCGACACGCCCAGTTTATCAATAGCCCACAGCATTTGTGCAAAAACGCTGTCCCGCAGCGTGTCTGCAATCTTGCGGAACACGATCGCGTGCGCGTCAGGGTTTTTAATGATGCCGCAGACAATCTCAAGCGATATATAGCTGCTCTTTGTGCTTCCGCGCCCGCCTTTAAGCACATAATGCGTATGCTGCTCGGCACACACATCGCGATGCACTTCATAAAACGACGGCGCGATTATGTCAGTAAGCCTGACGGCCATGTTAGCCGCCCCCTATATCGTCGATAATCTGCGGCGCGTTGACGGAAACTTCAATTCCATCCTTAAACAGGCTGAAACGCTTGCCAAGCAGCTCCGCAGCCTTCAGGCGCTCTTTTTCGTCCGGCGGCTTATCCAGCACCTTTGCCGCACTGCAGCCGTCGCCTTGACCTTCCACAACTACGACGCTCGCCGTGCTGTCTCCGCGCATCACGGCGGTGAGGTACTCCATGACCTCCTGCGCGTCGGCTATCTTTTTCGAGCTCAGCTCATCAAGTTTTGCTTCGATGTAGGCTTTAACATTAGCATTTGTTAGCAGCCTTGACGCATTGGCTCTCGCAGCATCATCCGATTTTATCCGTGGATAAGCCGCCTTGTATGCTCTTGTCGCGTTGCAGTCGATGATGTACTCATCTGCAAACCGCCTTTGCTTGTCAGTCATGGGTTCACCTCCTAATAACTTGAAATAAAAAAACACCCTTTCGGGTGTAAAAAAATAAAAAATTTTTTTAATTTTTTTGGTAAACATAGCGTTACTCTACGCTATAATAGGGGTACAGCGAGCACAACTAGTAGCATCTAGCGAATCCCGCGAGTCCCCATGAAAGGAGTAATGCATATGTCAACTTATGAGTTGATCACTTCAATTTGCAGGATATTATCTATTATAATTGAACTTATCAAAACCTGCAAAAAAGAAGGAAAACCCACATGGCGTGGGCGAGTGAAAATCTCGCTCAACATTCCGCTCTTATTATATGCAGAAATTATGAAAAAATCAAGTACTGTTATTGCAATCATTTTCATCGTCGCAAGCATGTCGCTTTGGTGCATATCGAGATTCGTCAGTTACATACCTGGCATTATCATCAGCGTTTTTGCAGCAATATGCGGCGTGTGCGCAATCATAATTCTCGCAAGAAAGGATGTCTAAGATGACAGTAAAACCAATCAAATTGTCCCCTAAGCGCGGAAACCACGGTCATATCACAAGCTACACTATCAACATCGGCTCTGCCGAAGCAAGAGAATGCGGCTTTACCGAAGACGGTGTGCAGCTCGAAAAGGTCGTTGACCTTGACCGCAAAGAGATCATCATACGAATCAAAAACGAATAAGTCATGCAGGCGGCGCGATTTCGCGCCGTCTTTGCTTTTTACATTTCAAAGACCCCGCTATTTATGACGCCGCGGGGCAGGCGTGGTGAAAGGGGACATAAAAATGAAGAATAGAATATCGGTAACATTCTTCATCCTAATGCTAACAGAAATGAATTCCTCATTGTCCTCAACTTTGCCGAATATAGCGATAACAAATATTGCTACAATTCTTAGCGGTGTTATTACCGCCAGTCTTTGCCGCCACATCTTCCCATGTCAGTCCCTCGATAAAGCGCAGCGTGAATATCTGCCGGGTCAGGCTGTCGGGAATGTCCGATATGTAGCGCTCAAGTCGGCTGCGCTCATATATGCGCTGCTCGATTTTAGCCTGGATTATAGCTTCGAGATCCGTTATCTCCGCTATGCAGCGTTCAAGCGCAGGCTCAGGGTTCGGGCTATGCGGCATACCGTCGTAGTTCGGCGACCTCGGACAGAGCAAATTTGCCCGCAGTTCCGCAAGCCTCTCACGGTCAAGCTCTATCTCCTTGTCAAGGTAGTACAGCTGCGACAACTCTTTAAGCGTCATTTAACAGCCTCCTCTCGGGTTTTGTCGTGCTTTTCAATCTCCGGCTTCAGACAATGCCAAAACGGGCACAGAGGCTTTTCTCCGCCGGTCTGGACGAGAAACACACAATGCTCATCTGGACACATCTCAGGCACTGCCATCACCTTCCAATAGCTCGGGGTTATCATAGATATTGCCGATGACCTCTATCTCGTAGTCGTAAAAGTTATCCATAGCATAGCGAACACTGTCGCTATAAGCTTGAAAACAGGATTCATCAAAAACGACTTGATAAGGCTCATCATAGCCTTTCAACAAAACTATATCGCCCTCAAAAATCTTTGTGCCATTTTTATCTTTAAGACCTGTGTACTGCCCTATCGTTTCAGGTATTACCGTCCTTTTGCTATTATCGGTGCAAATCTGCCAGTCGCTGTCATAACAGCGAATAGGCACACCGAAATACCACATACCATCATTATATTTTTTATCGCCTTTGCCACGGAAAAGTATCTCACGCATTGTTCTTTACCTCCGAATAGTCGTCACTCACTTTCAAAAATCCCGTTTCAATGAGTTCTCGGCCGCATTTCGGGCAAACATACCCACTATCATCTCCTGCCTCGAATATCTTGCAGCAGTAATAACATCTCAGGCAGCGTGTGTCCCGGTCACTTGTCTGCTCCCGTATGTAGCGCCTGTTGGTCTCTTCCTGGGTTATTTGTTTCAGCATGGCAGCTCCTCGATTCTCACATAAATTCCCGGCACAGCAGCCCAAAACTTTTCGCTGATCTCCGATGCGACCTGCGCATCGTCCTTCCAAAAGTGCAGGCGGGTCATGCAGTCCTTCAAGGCCTTTTCAAGATTGTCTGTATCGGGTTTCGAGGTTTTCCATTCCCCGTCTCCGTGTTTCGTCCCTGTATTGCTGAAACACCATTTGACCATCAGCCTGACCGCGCCCGAATACGGTTCCTGCGGAATGTGTTCTGCCAGGTGTGCCGTCAGCTTCTCCTTTGCCGCTTTCAGCTCGGTTGAATCGTACATTATCGCCTTACCGTTTTTGACGGTTATCTTTTTGTCGTGATGCGTTACCGTGGGCGGATGCATCGGCATGAAAAATTCAGTTGTCATTTCAGTTTCCTTCCTTTTTTGTTTTTGAAAATCGCCCTTGTCAAGGTAGGGAAGAAGTTGTGTGCGGCGGCAGCCTAAGCCGCCACACTTCTTTCCCTTGACTTTGAGGGAAGGGAAATTCCCCACTTATATATGAAATATATAAGTGTTTTTTCCCTCAGAGGGAATTTCTCGATTTTTTATTGACTTTTTCCTTGTGAGGGAATTTCTCGATAACCATTCGACTTTTTCCCTTGTAGGGAACGGAAAATTTTATCGACTTTTTCCCTCGTTTTTCTTTCCAACTTCTCCGTCGTCAATCCAAAAACCACCATGCTCTGTCAACCTTTTGCGAACCGTTTTCGCTGTTACTCCGAGATATTCAGACAACTCATTCACTGTTACCCGTCCATCCATATTGCAGGCATCGAAAGCAGTTTCTATGCTGCTTGTTCTATCCTTTTTTCGCTCGGATGAGGTCTTTTTGCTGCTGAAGTTTCTCCTGAAAGGCGAGTTTTTCGAATTAAAATCGCTATCTGGCTTTATGTCCTCCAGCACACCGGTATCATCTATTCGATGCACGGGGTAATCGAACCAAAGATTGACCGGAGCGAACTTCGGGAACTCACGCAGGGTGCCCTCGACGCGCCACGCGGTACGCTGCTCTATGCTGTTCCACGCTGTTCTGACTTCGGCAAGCATAAGATCGCGGGATGCCGGAGACAGACTCTCGCCGCACATTTTGAGCAGCTCGTGCGCGGTATTCTCTTCGTCCTGCGACGGTTCCGGCAGCTTGAAGCGGCGCATCCATTTAAGGCAGATTTCACACTGCGCCTTGTCCTCTTGCTGTTTGCGGATACCGTCGGTTATATCAAGCTCTATGAGGTCGAGCAGCGCGTCGGGGTCGCGGGCGAACACTCCGCTGCCGGACGCTCTGTCCATGCTCCTCTTGCCGCCCTGAGCGCCTTTAGAATGGTGGTGGCAGTAGATAACCGCACACCCGAGCTCGGTACAGACCTTGTCAAACTGGTTGCAGAAATGCGCCATCTGATCTGCGCTGTTTTCGTCGCCGGTGATGATTTTATAAATCGGGTCAATGACAATGGCGATATAGTTTTTCTTTGCAGCGCGTCTGATGAGCTTCGGCGCGAGTTTATCCATCGGAATGGACTTGCCGCGCAGGTTCCACACATCGATGTTATGTAGGTTTTTAGCAGCCCAGCCGAGCGTTGTATAGACATCTTTAAAACGGTGCAGACAGCTCGCACGGTCAAGCTCGAGATTGACATACATTATCTTGCCCTGGGTACATTTGAAGCCCAGCCATTCGCGCCCCTCGGCTATGGCGCAGCACAGCTCTATCAGCGCAAAAGACTTGCCGGCCTTTGACGGTCCTGCGACAAGCATTTTGTGTCCCTGCCGCAGAACTCCGTCTATAAGCGGCGGCGCAAGCTCCGGCAGGTCGTTCCACACATCGGCGACGCTCTCCGGATCCGGCAGGTCGTCGTTTATGCTTTCAATCCATTCTTTCCATTCGTTCCATGAACTCTTGCCGATGTTGGTATCAAGCAGATATTGTTTCTTTCCGTTGCGTTCAACGCCTGGCATACGACTCAGCCGCGACGGGTTTTTGTTCTGGCGGTCGATGTCTATGCCGTTTTTCTTGCACACATCATAGAGGTAATCAACACGCTTGCGGTATTCGTCAAAGTTTGCGGCATCGATGCGTACAATGGCGTGCAGGCTCTTTCCTCCGCTGTAAACGAGACAGGCAATCGGCAGCTCGAGCTCGCGTATTATCTGGTTTTGATGGGTGATGTCGGTCGTATCGGATTCGACCAGAGCATATCGGAACTCCGTCACATTTTCATTTTTGACGCCTTTGCCGTCCAGAGGATTGAAGCGTATCCACGCCCCCGCCTCCGGCTTGCAGTCGCCTATTACGCGACCTATGTCGCCCTCGCATTTGCTCAGAGCCTCTATAAGCTCTCCCGCAGTCCTGGTATACACGCCTTTCGTCGGCAGGTATTTACTGTCTTTTTCCCAGCTTTCGGTGACATAACCGACCGTCTCCCCCGCCTCAAAGAGCGTTTCGAGATATTTAGTAATCTGCTCTACGGGATTCCATTTGTCGGGAATATTCAACTCCTTGCCTTCAATCCAGCTTTTGTCGACAAGAACAAGATCATCCTTTTGTTCTCCGATAACGCTGTCCCAGTCAAGCGCGCCGTCATCTGCCTGAAAATGCCAGCCGTTATCTTTTGCCATCTGAACGATAGTCCCCGCCGTAACCGGTGCAGCGGCGCCGTTGAAAGTATTCCACTTTTTTTCGCAGTCGCCGGCATGATAGCGCTTGTCCGGGCGTGACCATGCATCCCAGTCATCGCAGCTATATCCCTCGTATTTGAGCGCCATGCCGACTTCCACCCATTCGGAATATGTGCAAGCAGCCGGGTCTATGTATTTTATGAGCTCTTTTAAGTCGAGCTTTTCTTCTGTCATATCATCATTGCCTCCGGTTTGTAGTCTTTAGGCACAATGCCGCGCGGAACACGCCAATCGTTTGCAGCTATGCGATTTATCATCTTTGTTGCAGCGTCAAAGCTCCATTCGCCTACATGCAGAAAACCGCGGGATTCCAAAAAGCGTATCTGTTTCGGCGTTGTGAGACCTTCTTCGCGGCGCTTGATGAGGCGGTCAAGCAGAAGCTTTGCCTTGCCGGCGTTCTCGATTGCGTCGGGAAATATACCGAGCTTTTCGAGCGTTTTAATCTGTTTTTCCGTCGGCGGAGCACATTCCCACCCAAATGCCGGGACATAGCTTGAAAGATCCTGCGCGGAAATCGACATTTCATACTGCAGCGGGTCTACAAGTCTGCGCTTGCGCTTCCTCATTTCCTTGAGCTGCGCCGCAAGAGCTTCTTCACGCTGAGCGACAACATCGCTCTCCGCTTGCTGCTCGGCAGCCTCAATATCGACCGGACAGCCTGCCGCTTCGATATTCTCCGTCATCTTTTTTGCGACCTCTTCGTTTTCACATATCAGATGAGCAGGATGACAAAGTTCATGGCGTTCAGTGTGCCACAAGAAATCGAGCAGCAGAAGATCCTTCTTGCCAGGCGCAAGGCGCGTTCCGCGCCCGACCATTTGACTGTATAGGCTTCTGACCTTTGTCGGTCTTAACACGATGACGCAATCGACCGCCGGGCAGTCCCAGCCTTCCGTCAAGAGCATGGAGTTACAGAGCACATTATATTCGCCGCGCTCAAACGCTTCGATTATCTCCGCTCTGTCCTGACTTCCGCCGTTGACTTCTGCAGCCTTGAAACCGCGCTCATTCAGAATATCCCGAAATTTTTGCGAGGTCTTTATAAGCGGCAGAAACACGACTGTTTTGCGCTCCTTGCAGTTCTTTATCATCTCGTCGGCAATCTGATACAAATACGGATCCAGGGCGTTGTCAATATCGGCCGCCTTGAAATCTCCGTTCTGCATTGCAACTCCCGTCAGGTCGAGATTCAGTGGAATTGTAAGAGCCTTTATCGGCGCAAGATAACCGTCCTTGATAGCCTGCGGAAGAGTGTATTCATAGGCAAGGGAATCAAAGTATGTGCCGAGATTACGCATATCGCCTCTGTCCGGCGTAGCGGTGACGCCTAAGACATGCGCGTCTCCAAAGTGCTCAAGCACGCGCTGATAACCATCGGAAAGGCAGTGATGCGCCTCGTCAATGACAATGGCGTCAAAATAGTCGCTGTCGAACTGTTCGAGCCGTTTTTCTCTCTGTAAAGATTGCACCGAGCCGACGGTTATACGGTACCAGCTGCCGAGGCAGCTTTCTTTGGCTTTCTCTGTGGCGCACATCAAGCCGGTAAATTTCAGTATTTTGTCCGCTGCCTGTTCAAGCAGCTCGCCGCGGTGAGCGAGCACAAGAACCCGCTCACCGTTCTGAACACACTGCTTTGCAACATTAGCGAAAACGACTGTTTTGCCGGTGCCGGTCGGCAGGACAAGCAATGTGCGGTTATTGCCGCTCGCCCACTCGTTGAATATTGCCCGTTCCGCCTCCAGCTGATAAGGTCTCGCGTCCAAGGATTAAAAATTTCCCGGAGTGAAAGCGGGACGCTGAGTGGATTCGTCCGGCTCAAGGAATTTCTTGACCTCATTGTAATAATTATCGTTGTAAAGCCTCTGCCCTATCTTGCAGCGACCTTTGGAGCCGACTACCTGTGACCAGTTCATGCGTAGCGGCTCGCCGTGTTTCTTCTGACCAATGCTGATGAAGAACGCGCACACAAGTCCCTCCGTCTTGCGGGAAAGGAAAAGATTATGTTTGACGATTGCTGTGCCCTGCGGCGCGTCTATCTGAAGCGTAAGCTCCGCTTTCGGGCAGGCGGACATCTTCTCCGAGCCGTTAAAATAGCCGCGCTCAAAGCTCTTGACGGTGAATTCATATTCCCCTTCCGGCAGAAGTACAAATTCATTTTCGGCTTCGATTACACTGTCCCAGTCGAGGGCGTCGTTTCTGTTGGTGTTGTAGTTTTCGTTCATGGTTAATACTCCTTTTTATTTAAAATTTTCTTATATGATTGACGATGATATCGTAGACCTGCTCCCATGCGCCGATAAGGCAGCCGTTAATGAAAGCTTCGCCATAATTGAGAATCGGCGTATCGGCCGTGAAATAACCTTTCCACGCTACTGCATTTCTAAGCTCGTCTTCGGTAACATTGTTCGCCGCCATGAGTTCACGCAGTGCTGCCGGCAAGTCAGAGCTCGGTTCAGTGTTCTCAGTGTTCGGGGTGGGCTCATCAATATCGGCATCGGCGGTAAACTCGTCGATTTTTGCCTTGAGCTCTTCTATGCTTTTTTTCGGCGGGTCCGGCAGCGCATTCGTCTGCGGCTTATCTTCCGGCGCCGCTGCGACATATGCGCCGGAAGACGGAATAAACGGTGCGATGACGCTGAAATCGAAATCGACCTCGTCCGGCAGCCCGTATCTGTTCTTCGCGTCCCAACAGGGATGATGATTGGTGTACATTACCCTTCTGCCGCCCTGTGCCTTCCTGCTGTCGGTCTTCTCGTCCTTTATCACGAACGTCTTATAGTTGACGAAGAGGACCGTGTCAGCCCATTCTTTGACAATCGGCGCGACGTTTTTTGAAAGTTTCATCTCCCAGCGGTCGTATGCTCCGAGCTCGTCCGGCTGCTCAAACTTACGCATTTTGGCGTGAGCGGTCAGCACGACGTTAATACCTTTTGATATAACCTCATTGAGCAGGTCAAGAAGCCTGCCGAACTCTTCATAGAGCTTTGTATAGCCCTTACCGTATCCGAAGTCCTCAATGCTCTGTTTGTGATTTACGGAACATATATGATTACTTGCAAGCTGCTCTGCCCAGTCCGCTGTGTCGATGACAAGCGTCATACACAGTTCGGGGTGGTCACGAATGTATTTGACCTCTTCGAGCAACATTGTCCAGCTGTTCGGCTTGTCAAAGCGCTTAACGTTCAGCCTCTTTGTGCTGCCTTCCGTGTCGATGAAAATCGCGCCCGGAAACTTGGAAGCAAAAGTTGATTTGCCGATTCCCTCCGGACCGTAAACTATGACCCGCTGTGCATCTTCGATTATTCCTGATGTTATGTTCATTAAAACTGTCCTGCCTTCCATGCTTTTTTAGTCTCCGTCGGTTCGTTCACCACATATCCGTCCTCTATAAGGACACTGCATTCATCGCCGGTGCTGACCCTCGTTGCTATCGCCTGCAGAGCCTCGGACTCAAGCCATTTGCCGAACTCAGCAAGAGTATCAAGGTCCATCTGCTCGAGCTTATCAAGCAACACAAACCCGCAACTGGGGTTGAGCTTGCGCACGATGGCCGTGGAAACCTTGAGCTGATCTGCCCCGGACATGTTGTCCCATTTATAGCCGTTATATGTCAGCTCGCCATCCTTGACTGACAGCCCCGGCAACGGAAGCTGTGCAGAATTGAGCAAGTCGGTTTTCTTTTGCCTGACATCTTCAAGCTCGTTCGTCAGCTGGCTGTACTGAGTCTGATACGCTTTCGCATCCTCTTCCGCTTTCTCTTTTTCAAGGTTGGCACGGATTTTAATGTTGATTTTCTCAACATTTTCAATGTCCTCTTCAAGCTCGGCGGTGCTCAGATCCTCGAGGTGCTCCGTCTCCATGTGCGCGATTCTGAGGTCATCCATAAGGCTCTGCTGCTCCGTCATAAGACGTTGAAGCTCAGCCTGGATTCCGTTTATTTTGCTGTTGACGGCGTCATAGTGATGCTGTATCTCAGCGGCTCGGTCACGCTTACGCTTATTCTCGGCGTTATGCGCCATAATACCTTGCTGCTGTTTGATAAGCTCGGATGCGGAAATCAGCTGCTCCGGTACATCAGGATACTCCGTCATCTCTCTGGCATACTTGAGTTTCTGATCGGCTATCTGTCCAATCATGTGGCGCTTGTTGTAGAGCTCCGTCTCGTCGTGCTCAAGCTGTGCGAGCCTGTCTCCAACGCCGATTATGCGCAAAAGTGTGTTGGCTTTTTCCTTGTTTGATGCGGTCATGAACCTCGGCAAATCAAGCGCAAGCTGAGAAATAAACTCGTTTATAAGCTGCTGACCGCCTTTTCTGCCAGTAGGGTCTGTGACCTTCAAGGTGCTGTTCTTCCCGGTGCGCTCCACTATGATGCCGCTGTCCATTGTGATTTTGAGATTGGGCGGCAGTACAGAACCCTCACGCTGTGGCTCTGACGGACGAAATCTATCGCCCCCAAGCGCCCATGCAATGCTGTCGAGCACAGAGGTCTTACCCTGACCGTTACGCCCGCCTATCACAGTCAGACCGTTTTCGGTGGGCTCGATTTTGACCGCCTTAATACGCTTTACATTCTCGAGTTCAAGGCTGTTTATCTTCATTTGACTTTGTTCTCCCTTCATGTTATTATGATATTGAGGTTTTTACCTTTGCCGTCTTCGCTGCCCACTCAGCGTTGGCGGCTTTTATAATATGCGCAGTAATCGTCTGTCGGCGGCGATTCGCGAAAAATCCCGGTCTCGTGGGTGTACATACATGCCGTGCCGTCCCAGTCGCCGCACGGCGCTGCCATGCGTCTGCGCCAGTCACAGCTGTTGCAAATCGCCATTTTGCGCCACGGGTCACGCCCGCGCTTCGGTGTCGGTGTTGGTGCTGACACGATTACTTGCTGCCGCCGATGGTCGGTCAAGCCGGCGAGATAATCAATTGACACATCAAAATACTGCGCTATGTTCACCGCCATCGGCAGCGACGGACAGCTCTTGCCGCGCATATATGCCGATACCATGTTAGGCGCAGTGCCGAGCGTCGCTGCAAGGTCTTTCTGCGTGACTTTCGGCACGCTTTCGCGCATCAGGTCTTTTAGCCTGGCAGCAAGGATCCGCACATCGAACGGGCTTTTAGTCGTCTGATTTCCCATTGCTTTTTGTCTCCTTTCTGTTTAAGATTTTTGCTTTGAGGTCGTCCTCGAAGGCAATCAGCTTGTCCTCTTTGACAAATCCATAGATGATAAGTACGACGACAAGGATCTCAAAAGCGGTCTGAATTGCAAATTTAAGTGTCATTTTCTTTCTCCTCAAAAAAACTCATTTGTCTTTCGCTCCAATCGATATATCTGTCCTCCCACTGCACCCCTATGTAGTCCAGCACCCTGCCCCAGCCATATCTGTCATTGGTCTTTGGGTCGGTCACGCATCGGTACATCCAAAATTCCCACTCTTTTTCGTTTTTCTCCCGAAGTCGGTCAAATCGATGTGGACGTTCTTCAAGGTGTATGCCAAAGCCGCACATGGAACAGCCCGTCCTTTGCGCTCCTGTGGTGTACAGCTCTCCTATGTCACCCTCCCACCTCTGATTACGCGACTTAATCTTGCCGTATATTTCAGGAATTGGAACGTTTAATTCTGTCGCAAGCTTTAAAAGGTCTTGTCTCGTGAATATTGCAAACGGGCAGGATCTTATGGATGTTTCCCCGAAATAATTGCATCCATTGAGCATTAGGCTCTTCTCTCTTCTGCCTCCCTCCGAAGCCATAAGGCCAAGAAACGGAACACTGTTGTGCTCTTTAGCCCAATCATTACAGGGCTTCTCCTTGAGGTAATAACAGCATTTGTCACTCACAAGAAAGTTGGGTTTTTGATATTCAACGCCCTCATTCTCGTTTTCATATCCGCCGAACAAATTTAGCCATTTTTGCGGCAGTTTCATTCGGCTATTGGTACGGTTCCCGCCATATTCGCCTGTCTCGCCTGTAATTATGGCGTGTCTGACTGTTGCGTTATCAGGAGTGGGATTTTGTAATAGGTAGATTTTGTTTGCCTTTTCCTTGGACAGAACAGGAAACCCGAACTCCTGTAGAATCTGCGCCTTTGTCCACGGCTTACCATCCGAACGGAGCGCCGGCTTTAAGCGCTCAACACCGAGCTGCTTATGTACGCGCTGAATGCTTACATCTTCGAGGCTTGAGACACTCACAGCAGGAACGTCAATTCCGATATCGCGCAGAAATAATAGCAGTGTGATGCTGTCCAGTCCTCCGACGGAAACATGGCAATTCAACCCCCGCTTCTCGCACTCCTGCACGAAAAACTCTGCAATCTCTCTCGCGTGAGCCACCTTCCGACCATATGACCATTCCTGTTTTTGTCTAAAAGCCTTAATCGTCCATACGTCGGCTTCGGACAGACCTTTTTCCCAGCCCACGTTACCCCTCCTCAAAAAATCGGTGCCCGCCGATGGTGCAAACATAGGTCTGCGACTCATGCCATTCGCTGCTCACAAGCGCCGGTGCGTAGAAGAAAAGTATCTTCGCGTCTGTCACCGTCTCGCCGGCATCAAAGACCGCGGCGACGGCTTCCCTCGTCTCTGCGTTCGGTTCTACCCTGCGGTCGGTGTAACCATACTCCGCAACTATCTCCACGGGGCGTTTGCCGGTCTTTTCACACGCATTTAAAATGCACTGTGAGACCGCCATTTTGCCATCAAACGGCTCGATTCCCGATTCAGCCATAACAACCTCGCATATAAGCTCTCGCTCGTCTGCGGTCAACCGGTAGCGTGCTGTGGGTATCTGCGCCGATACCGTCAGCTCAGGCGCGATAATCGGTTCTGTCTCCGGTATCGCGATTTCCTCCGGAACCGCTGCCGCCGCAAATAGCAGGACAAGAGCCAGTACTGCGGCAATCGTTAAAAATCCTTTTGTCATTTTGGTGTCTCCTTTCTGTTTTTTCACTGCGTAAGTTTCGGCAGATTGAGCAAATCTGCTTTGTTCGCGAACCACAGTCCCCCGAGCTGATACGCGGGCAGTTTGCCTTCGCGGCACCATGCCCTGATAGCCGGTTCACTGCGTTGGAACAGCCTACACATCTCCGGTATGCCGCAGACAACCGGCACTTCCGATTCGCTGGTGTACGGCTGATAAACTTTATATGATCGCACCGTTGCCATGCCGTTCATCCTCCCTCATGATGAAATCGCCCTCATAAAGCGCTCTTTGCCCTTGACGGTGATAAGCATCTGAACACCCGTCCACCCGGTTTTGTCATTGAATGTTTCCTTAACGCTAAACAGCCCTGAATCGACATATTCCGCATAAGGCATCAGTTTACCGCGCGTATCACGGTAAATATACTTGCGGTCAATAAGCCACTTTACGAAGTCGTTCTGCTTCAATCCGAGAAGCTTTGCAGTCTCTCTGATTCCCGTAAGGCTCTCGCGGTCGCACAGACCGTCAAAATATTCCGCTTTCGGCTGCATAATGGCGTTCTGAACCGAGAGGTTAGCGTTTATAGCCTTGAATCTTTCAAGCCTCTCTTCGGCCATTTTGAGGGCTCTTGACATCACCGCTTCGGGCGAGTTCCACTCTCTTTCAAGCTGCAAGAAATACTGTCGTGCCTGCTTACCTTTCTCGTTGCGCTGAAGCATACAGATCTCTTTTGCCATGTCGATGGTAAGTTGTGCATCGTCTACTGTTCTTGATACAGTCCTCGAACCTTCGATCTGAACCCGCTCATTTTTGAGCAGGTTGAAATCCTCACCCGCTGCAAAACCGTATTCGCACATTCTCGGGAACCAATCCTTGTAGGCTGTTTTGACTTCAAGAAATTCGTGGAGGTCTCTCGCTAAGACCGTCGGTCTGTCGCTTTCATAGTTGATTTTGATTAATTCGTTCATTTACAAAGCTCCTTTATATTGACTTTTAGTCTTGAAATTTATATACTAAAAACAAAAAAATGTAGAGGTGTGTCATGCGAGTTTCTAAAACAACGGATGTTACTCTCCCGGCATCTGCTTCCTGGAGAATCGAAAAATTTTCATTGCTTGAACTTTTTAAGACTATCGAGAATGAGTACACCGCACTGATTCCGGCATCGGAGAATTATCGAACTACCGTAGTCGTCTGTCGTGACATAAGCGATGAGACAAGGTACTCTTTAGATGAATTTAAGAAACACTTTTCAGGCAGTACGCCCTTTAAGTCTATAACTCTTCTGTGTACCAACGCTCTCGAAGAGTCCGCGTACCTTTATCTTGATACCGAAAGCATTCTGTATAAGACTCCATATCAGTGCTACATTTCAATTTCTTCCTCAAGTCTCACAGAAGCAGAAGCAGAAGATTTTTTAAAGAAGATGACAGCACTTGCTATTCCGTTTTTATCGGAAACAAACGCAGCGCAGAGCATCGAAGATTCCCGCATCCAACAGGCACCTGCTTCAAAGCCTCAAAAGGAATCAAGCAGTGGTGATGATAGCGACACAAACCACGACAATCCAAACAGCAAGCAGCACAAGAAACGAACGGCTTTCTGGAATTCGGCTGGTAAAGTCGATCGGATTATTGGAATTATAGTCGGTGTTCTTACGATTCTCTCTTTTTTCGGCGTTCGCAGTTGCACGCAGCACAAGGATAATTTGAAAAACCAAACATCCAGTGTTAATAGCGAAACAGATTTTACCTAACATCATATAGTCACACCCCCTCTTTAGACTTCCGGGCGAGTAGTTGCCGCTGCTCGCTCAGAAGCTTTTTTATTCGCTTCTCAAACTCTGTCATGGTCATCTCCATTTCTTTGACCCTCAAAGGTCGAGTATTTTTGATATTGATGCGATGATTTTCGTGCTGTTGCAGCGTCCGGTAAGAATCCGGTTGAGATAACTGCTGTCCACAAAAAGCCCGGTATCCTGGTTGAGCTGCGATATGAGCCACGCCTGCGATGTGTCCAGGTCTATCAGACGCTTTTTGACAGTCTTACCAAAATCAGTAAAGCCATATTTAAACACGGACAAGCACCTCCTTTTAATTGATTGTAATATAAAATTTTTTGTTTTTCTCCCCGCCTCGCTTTCTGCCTATCTTCTCTTCTTTTACAGTTAATGACACGATATGTGTCATCTGTAATTAAAAAAAATTTGCTCGACACTCACCCCATAATAATTGGCAAGCTTTATTTTCGTCTCGTCACGAGGGATTCTATACCCGTTCTCATACATAGCCATTGCTGATAGACTTATTCCAACAGCCCTTGCTACTTCTTCGCGAGTCTTTTTTCCTCTGAGCGACACAAGCCTTTTTGCAATATCTTCTCGGCAACAATTCATTAAATCGCCTCCTTTCGTTTTATGACACATTTCGTGACGCTTTAAGATTATCACACTTCGTGTCGCTTGTCAATATATTTTTAAAAAAGTTCTTTACTTTTGTCACGAATCGTGATACACTGTAGCCAAGGAAGTGATTCTA